CAGCGGCGCATAGTCTTCACTCTCGGCATGGGCCTCCCATGTGCCAGGCCGGCCGCGTCGGTAGTACCTGATGTGCAGCTCGCCCGCGCTGTCTTTGATCAGCACGCCATCTCCGAACTGCGGCGCCAGGTCGCGCTCGAACGTAGCCCTTACTCCCTGCCGCAAGCGCGGCGCCATGGCGTTGTCCGGCGCAGCAACTTGACACAGTGGCGGCAGCTCGCCCTTCAACTTCAAACCCATCAACTCCTCCCAGAGCATTGAACGAATTGTTTCAATGCTGAACTGGGGCTGGCTCATGCCGTGAGCTAGCTGGGGTTCGTGATTCGCTCCCCCCGATTTTGGGGTGCGATCGCCGCGCCCGCTTTCCAGCCAATCGGGCGACACCCCTAGGAGTTTGGCCGCCGCCAAATGGTTTGTGGTGCCGAACTTGCCGCCCTCAGTGGCCTTCTTGACCGCTTGGTAGCTCACGCCAAGCGCGCGATGCAGCCTAGTTTTGTCGTAGCCCGCTGCCGCCATGGCTTCCAGCAGCCGTTCTGAATATTCAGCCATGGTTGAAATCATCGCGCTTGTTCATTGACCTTTGGTTTTTAACCGTGGTTAAATGCGCGCCATGAACAAGCATCAAGCCATCGAACAGCTCGGCGGAAGTGTCAGCGCCGCCGCTCGGGCCATTGGTTGCACTTACCAAGCCATTGACAAATGGCCGGATGAGTTGCCACCCCGAATCGCTGACCGCGTTCAAGCCGCCCTCTGGCGACGACAGCAAGCGGAGCAGGCCCCCAACACCGAGGCACCAGCCAGCGCGGCGGCCTGACCCGTGATCAATCAAAGCTCCGGGTCTACCTCCAGCCCGCTGGCCAGGCACATGAAGTGCTGCGCCAGTCCGCGCAAGCAGCGCTGCACCAGCTCGCGCACTGCGAGGGCTGCCCAGGCTTCGTCTATGTCGTCGTTCATGGCTCTTGGCCTCCGTGTTTGCGCTCTTCTGGATGCGTCCTCCCAAACCGCCCATGTGGGTGCCTCCGCTGAAAGCGGGGAGGGTTGGGCGTATCCAAAAGGGCTGCTGTCTGGCTTTCATCAGGCCATCAGCTTCGCTCAGTTTGGACCGGTGCAGCAACTGGTGCGCGCCGGGGTGATCGATTGAATTTATCCATGGAGGCACCCATGACACAGAGACAGCTCGGGCTATTGGCCCGCATTGATGGGCCGGCAGCGGTCCCATCGGCCGCATTGGCATTTGCTCGCAGCTACCGGGAGGCGGTTCGCTGGTGTTGGGCGATGCGCCGCGCTAAGGGCCTGACTCAGAGCGATCTCGCCCGCGAGTTTGGCTTCAACAGGCAGCACGTGTCCGACTACCTCAACCCTGACGACAAGCCGTCGCGCCGCACTCTTCCCGCTGAGCAAATCTGCCTGTTCCAAGAGGTTTGCGGCAATTGCTTTTTGACGCAGTGGCTTGCAGCTCGCGACCACTTGACCGTGCTTGAGCAGCTGCAGGCCGACAACCAGAGGGCTGCGGCATGACCGTCTCAAGCGAACCCAAAACAGCGCGCATCTCGGCTCCGCTCCGGCGAATCGAAGACCTGCAGCTCATGAACGACCAGCAGCGCGCGCAGGCCTACGAGGCTGCAAAGCGCCGCTGGGCAGCGCAGAACCCGGCGGCTACTGCTGAGCAGTACGAAGCGGCGGTGCAGGGCATTGCGAGGAGGCTTGGGGTTTGAATTACTACCCGTTCAACGTGGGCGATTACGCCGCCCATACGGCCCATCTGGAGCCGATGGAAGACCTGGCCTACAGGCGCTTGCTCGATCAGTACTACCTCCGCGAAGGACCACTGCCAGCGGACATCCAAGCCACTGCAAAGCTGGTTCGCATGCGCTCCATGGCGGCCGATGTTGAGGCTGTTTTGCGCGAGTTCTTCACGCTGACTGATGAGGGCTGGAGGCACTCGCGGTGCGATGCAGAAGTCGAAAAAATGCAGGACAAGCAAGCGAAGGCTCGCGCGAGTGCCGAAGCTTCGGTGAACGCCCGTCAAGCGAAGCGTCAAGCGTTCGCTGAACGTTCGTTAAAGCAAGGCCAAACGAACGTTGAACGAACGTTGCATGTTTTGCCAACGGACGTTGAGCTACCAACACCAACACCAACACCAACACCAGTATTAAAAGAAAGAGCAGATACGCGCCGCGCTTCGCGGCTGCCTGCCAACTGGACTTTGCCGCCCGAATGGCGGGATTGGTCCCGAGCTACCCGGCCAGACCTTGACCCGGCAAAGATGGCCGATCGCTTCCGCGACTTCTGGGTCGCAAAGGCTGGGCGGGATGGCGCGAAGCTGGACTGGGCCGCGACTTGGCGCAACTGGGTGCGGGCTGAGGCCGCGACGACTGGCCGCAACAACGGCCAAAGCCCCGGTGCTGGCGACGTTTGGGCGGGGGCCGTATGACCGCAGCGAAGACCATCCCCATGCTCGGCCATGAGCCGCTTCTGGCGCTTCGCCGCCGTGGTCGAAAGCCCGTTGCCGGGGTGCTGATCGATGCCGGGAGCCTTGGCCCTTGGCTGCGCGATGTGACGGCCCTTGGCTGCCATTCGGCCATGGCTGCGGTGTGGGTTGCCCCATCGGCAAGCCCAGAGCGGTTCGACCTGCGCTGGGCGCATGGCCTGCCGGTGCTCTTGGCCGTCGAGGTGTGGCGGGCCAAGGATTGGGTGCGCGCCATGGTGGCCAGGCTGCAGGAGTTCGAGCCCGCAACGCTGACGCTGCTGCGCATCGGCCCCGACCCGGCAGACCCTTGGCACTCGCCCATGGTGCCCATCGATGCCTTCGAGGTGCAGCCGGACGGAACGCCCGTTCGCTGCTGTGAACAAACCGCCTTCGTGAGAACCCTGACGTGAACACTTTCGCCCCCGACGATGTTGACTTTGCCGCCTACGAGTGGCAGACCGAGTGCAAGGCCAAGCTGCGCACCGCAGCGAGCTACGCGGAGAAGCTGGCTACCGCGATGGAGCCCAAGGCCAAGGACATGGCCCCCAGCGTGTTCAGCCTTCGGATGAAGAACCTGCTGCGCTTCCGCCCCGGCGAGGTGACGGCCTGGGCCGGCTACAGCGGCCACCGCAAGTCGATGCTGACCGGCCAGGTCGGGCTGGAGCTGTCGATGCAGAAGACGCCGACGGCGGTCATCAGCCTGGAAATGCCGCCGGCTGACACGCTGACCCGGATGCTGCACCAGCACGCCGGCACCGACAAGCCGCGCGACCTGGAGCGCTTCTTCAACGCCACGGATCACCTGTGGCTGTTCGATCACGTTGGCCGCCTGACGCCTCACCAGGCGCTGTCGGTGTGCCGCTACTTCGCGGAGCAGCACGGCGGCCAGCAGGTGTTCATCGACAGCTTCATGATGGTCTGCGCGTCCGAGGAAAGACTCGACGAGCAGAAGCAGTTCGCCACGGACTTGGCGCGACTGGCGCAAGAAACCGGGCTGCATGTGCACCTGATCGCGCACTGCCGCAAGCCGCAGAGCGGCGACGAGAGCAAGCCCCCGGGCAAGCATGACCTGAAGGGGACTTCGGCCATCGCTGACCAGGCGCACAACGTGGTGACGGTGTGGGCGAACAAGGCCAAGGAAGCACGGCTGCTGGAGAACGAATTCGACCCGATCAGGGAAGAGCCAGACGCGGCGGTGACGGTCTGCAAGCAGCGCAACGGAACGTTTGAAGGGCGAATCAAGCTGTGGTTCGACAAGGCTTCGATGCGGTTCACGGATGCGCAGGAAGCAGTGGTTGACCCATGGTGACGCGCGCGCGCATTTGCCCAGCCCCCTGAAACCACAAAACCAGACAAGGACACGATCATGAAACCCACCGGACGACCCGCAGTGCATTTGCCCCGTGTGCTGAGCTTTGTGCTCAAGGGCGGCAACAAGGGCGCATCAAGCCGCGAGCTGTGCGAGGCCTTGCCGGACCTGTCGCGCAGCACGATCCACAACAGCGCGCTCAGGCTGACCGAGAAGGGCCTGCTGAAGCGCCGCGAAAGCCGGCAGCTTGTCGTTTACTACGGCGCCGGGGTCGATTCATTCGAGATCGATGCCGACTTCGCCAAGCGCTGCGCTGAGCGCGATGCTGAGCAGAAGGCGATTCGGCAAGCGGCAAGCGACCGCGCGAACATCAAGTACCGCAAGGGCAAAGCTCTACGAGCAGCACAGCGCATGGAAGCCGATGCGGTGCGCGCCGCCAAGCGTGCGGCAGCCGACCAAGCCAGGCGCGAGCGTGAGGCCAAGCAAGCCGAGGCGATCAAGGCCCGCAAGCGGTCGGCAGAGCTGGCCAAGGCGAAGCTGAACGCCGGCCGGGTGACTCGCTCCAACGCGGCCAGGGCTGAGATGCGGGCAGCCAATGAGCACGCGGCCAAGATCCGCAACGATGGCACGCATGAGCCGGCCAAGGCTGAGCAGCCAGCGCCAAAGGCTGTCGAGACCTGGTGCGCACCGGAGCGGCATCAGGTGACCAAGGCGCGACCAGGTCGTTACGAGGTGCTCGAGGTGCCTGGGTCGTTCAGCGCCCTCAAGCCTGGCCAGTACCTTGGCGAGCCTGCGAGCTGCGCAGCGCGGGGTGTGGCATGAGCTGCAACCAGAACTGTGGACAGGGCCGCTGGTGCGACTGCGCTGGGGCCAATCGGGTGAACACCAGCTACACCGGGCCAGAGCGGCGCATCAAGCTGGAGACCAAGCTGCTGCGCCGCGTGCTGTTCGCGCTGTGCTGCTTCTGGGTGGCGTCGATCTGGTTCGTGAGCGTGATGGGGGTGTTCAAGTGATCGTCTCCTTCACCATTCCCGGCCAGCCCCAAGGCAAGGGCCGCGCAAAGATCGTCAAGATCGGCGGCTTCTCGCGCATGGCCACGCCAGCGAAGACGGTCGCATACGAGGGCCTTATCGCTCACGCAGCACAAGCGGTGCTGGCAGGGCGTGCGATGTTCGCTGGCCCGGTTGCGGTCAACCTGTTTTTGGACTGCCAAGTCCCGGCGAGCTGGAGCCAGCGCAAGCAGCGCGAGGCCTTGGCCGGCTTGCACATGCCGACAACAAAGCCCGATGCGGACAACGTGCTGAAGGCGGTCTGCGATGGCTGCAACGGCGTGCTGTGGCGCGATGACGTGCAAGTCGTCGACGTGCGGCTGCGCAAGCGCTATGCGGCCACGCCTTGCGTGCGGGTCGAGGCCTGGGCCTTGCAGGATGCCTTGGCTCAGCAGCCGCTGGAGGCTTGCCCGGCATGAGCTGCCCCGAGTGCCATGCCGCCACCCAGCGCAGCCACTGGGAGTTCGCCAGCGACTGCAAAGGCTGCATTGCCCGAGGCGTGGCCAGGGCTCCGCACTTTCGCCGCTGCCGTGAGCTGGGAGCGCTTGACCGCGCCTACCGCCAGCACTTGGAGCAAGCCGGCGTGACGCATGAGCAGGTGAAAGAGGCGGCTGCTGCTGACTTCGAGACGCGGGCCCAGGCTGACCGACAGAAGCTCAGGAGGGCCGCTTGACCACGCTGATTCCCCCGGTCATTGGTCCTTGTGGCAAGCGCGTCTATGCCAGCAAGGCGGTTGGAAAGAAGCTGGCCAGGCGCGTCAACGAGGGCGGACGGGAGCGCGTAGCGCCGTACCACTGCACGCGCTGCCACGGCTGGCACTTGGGAAGCACCACGCTGGCGCCGCGCACAAAGCGCCCGCGTGTTGATGCTGAAGTCATGGGGAGATGCAAGTGAACCAAACGCAACAGCGCCTCCTTGCGGCCAATGAGGTTGCTGAGGGTTTTGAAGAGCCGGCCTCATGGCTGCCGCACGACAAGTTGATTGAGTTCAAAAACACGAGGTTCGATTGGTGCTACGTGATCAATGAGCGGGCGGGCCGGGCAGCGCTCAGCCTCAACCGCACTGATGGCAGGCTGGTCGTTCTGGGGTCATTGCTTCAATGACGGTGCTTTGCAAGCCCGTGGGCCGTGGCAACTGGAGCCAGCTCAGCCTGCGCTACACCGGCCCGCAGATGGCCCCGTTTGTCGTTCGGGTGGGCGAGCGGTTTGAATTGGCTGGCGTGACATGGCGCGTTGTCGCTGTGGCGCCTTGATGGATGAGGGTAGGAGACAGCATGCCAAAGGCAAAGCAATCAGCAAGCAGTGAGGGCCTGACGCCCAAGGAACAGATGTTCATTGCCGAGTACCTGATAGACGGTAACGGCACCCGTGCGGCGCTGGCCGCTGGCTACGTGGCAAGCAATGCGCGCAAGTCAGCATCTGAAGCGCTGAAGCGGCCACGCGTTCAAGCCGCTCTGAAGGCTGCCAAGGCCAAGCTGCTGAACAAGCTGGAGCTGTCGGCGGCGAAGGTGCTGGAGGATATCGAGCGGATCTCCAACAAAGCCGAGAGGGCCCGCGAGTTCAGTGCAGCGCTCAAGGGCAAGGAGTTGCTGGGCAAGCATCTGGCGCTGTTCACCGAGCGCCATGAGCTGACCGGCAAGAACGGCGGCCCGATTGAGACGAAGCGCAGCGCAGCCGAGTTCACCGACGACGAGTTGGCGCTGATCGCGGCAGGCAAGGCGGGGCAATGAGCTTGGCCCCAGAGCAGGCGGCGGCGATCTTGTTGGAGCGGCGCAAGGCTCGCATCGACTTGGTGACCTACGCAAGCCGGGTGCCGGTACCGGGCTCGCCATTGAACGAAGAGGAGAGCGCCTCGCGCATTCCGCTGATCGAAAGCCAACAGGCCGACCATCACCGGCTGATTCTTCGGGAGATGCAGCGGTGCATGCAGACGCCGCACGGCCGGCTGATGATCATGGCGCCGCCTGGCTCAGCCAAGAGCACCTATGCGACGGTTGTGGCGCCGTCTTGGTACCTGGGCAATCATCCAGACCGGCGGGTGATCCTGGCCAGCTACGGCGGCGACCTGGCGCGGCGGCATGGCCGGCGAACCCGCCAGTTGCTGCGCTCTGCTGAGTCCTCGGGAATCCTTCAGGCCACGATTGCTGACGACAGCCGCGCTGCTGACGAGTTCGGGCTGACGAATGGCAGTGAGTACATCGCGTGCGGGATCATGGCCGGGGTGACCGGTAACCGCGCCCACGGCATCGTGATTGATGACCCGATCAAGGGCCGAGAGGCGGCAGACAGCCAGATCATCAGAGACCGGACCTATGCAGCCTACGAGGATGACCTGCTCACGCGCTTGATTCCGGGCGGCTGGGTGGTGGTGATTCAGACCCGATGGCATGAAGACGACCTGGCCGGGCGCATCCTCCCGTCAGATTGGGCGGGCGAGTCGGGCGACATCAAGTGCAGGGATGGCAACGTGTGGCGCGTGATGTGCTTGCAGGCTGAGTGCCAGACGCACACGGACCCGGTAGGGCGCTCGATTGGTGACATGCTTTGGCCGCAGTGGTTCGACCGGCGGCATTGGGATCAGTTCCGGCTGAACCGCCGCACATGGTCAAGCCTGTATCAGCAGCGGCCAGCGCCCGATGAGGGCATCTTGTTCCGCAAAGACGACATGGCCGGCTACGAGGTGGCGCCAGCAGGCCTGCGGATCATTGGCGCAAGTGATTACGCCGTGACGCCGGACGGTGGCGACTGGACCGAACATGGCGTGGCCGGTGTTGGAGCGGACGGCTCTGTCTACGTGCTGGACTGGTGGCGCGGGCAAGTTGGCCCCGAGGTCTGGATAGAGCGGCAGATCGACATGATTGCCCGCTGGAGCCCGCTGGCTTGGTTTGGCGAGGCTGGGCCGATCAGGCGGGCGACCGAGGGCACGCTGCGGCGGCGCATGACGGAGCGGGAGGCGCCGTGCCGCATGGAGTGGCTGCCATCGATCACCGACAAGGCCACACGCGCGCAGCCGATCATTGCAACGGCTGGCATGGGCCGGCTGTTCTGGCCCAAGGCCGCATGGGTGCCAGAGCTGCAGCGGCAGTGCTTGGTGTTCCCTGCTGGGCAGCCGGATGATGGCGTGGACACGCTCTCCCTGCTCGGGCGCGGGGCGCAGACGCTGGGCAGGCCGCGCGGTGCGGTTTCCAGCGCAGACCCGCTGCCTATGGTCAGCCCGTTCGCTCGCCGCTAAACTGCGCGCATCGTTCGATTGAGGCCCTTTGCGCCTCGGTCCGCTGAGTAGATGCGCCGCCAGCAGCGCCCTACGCGAGCCCCACGCGGCCCGCCAGCTACTCAGGACAGGGCGCCATGCCGACGATCAACCCCAACAGCTCGCAGACCGTGAGGCTTGCCGCAGGAAGCCGCTTGCGCTTCGTGGCCAGTGGTTCCGGCGCTGCAATCCTTGGCCCAGGCCCTGGCGCCGGCCAGAGCTTTAGCCTCGGCACCGGCGACACGGTTATCGGGCCGTTCACCTCAGACCGAGACATCTACATCAGCGCGGTGCTTGCCTTGCAGTACACGGTGATGTCCCTCGCATCGGACCGATACAACGAAGACGGGTCCATTGAGGCGGCGACGGACAGTAGCGGCGCAAGCCTGACCGGAGAAGAAGGATTGACCCTCTCACTTGGCGGCTCTCTTGGCCTTTCTGGTGTCACCTATGACGGCTCAAACCGCGTGGTCGGGTTCGCTCTGCGGGGGATCACCTACACCGTCGCATACACCTCCACAACCATCACGATCACCGGCAGCAACGGGTTTTCGCGGGTTGTGACGCTTGATGGCTCCAGCCGCGTGATTGGGGTGAGCTGAGATGCCGGCCACCGTCATTGCAACTCAGAAGGTCGCCGGGGCGTCGGGCGGAACCACCCCAGCGTTTAACAGCACGGGCGCGAACTGCATTGCGGTTTGGCTGGCATATGGTGGCACGCCAACAGTCACCGACAACCAGGGCAACACCTACACGGCAGGGGCTGCAAGCACCAACACAGTAGCGGGGCGGTGGTACTACTGTCTAAACGCTACGGTCAATGCAAGCCACACCGTCACCATTGGCGGCGGTTCTGTTGTCGCGTCTTGCGTGGTTTATGCACTGGCCGGCATTGCTACCACTGCGGCCTATAGCTCACCCGGTGGCACTTCCTTCAGTGGCGCAACTTCTGATGCGTTTGGCGTCGATGTAACGCCCCCGGAGAATGATTGCATCGTTTTGTTTGGCCTGGGCGTCGAAACCCCAACAATCAGTGGTGTAGCGGGGGCGAATGGCTGGACAGTTGACCAGTGGACTAGTGGCGTCGGCGGCACCTATTACGGCTCCATAGTCGCCCGCAAGATTCAAACGACTGTTGCCACAGTGCCGGCTGCGGAAACGCTTGCGACATGGACTGGCCCGGTCGGCGGCGTCAACGTCTGCGCCATCTTCAAGAGCCAGCCCGCAGGCGGTGGCCTGACCATCTCGACTCCCGTAAGGTTCGAGATGCACCAGCGCAGCGGCACGACCGGCAGCATTCAAATTTCAGGCTCTGTCACCGGCTCGACCGAAGACATTGAAGCAAGCTTTAACGGCGGCGCTTACGTCACCATCGCCACGGCTGTTGCCCCCGGGCCATTCAGCGGCACGTTGACCGGCCAAGCACAGGGGCAGGGCACGCTCACAGTGCGCAAACGAGTCACCATCGCGGAATCGGCCACAGTGCTGGATGTCGGCATCGGTGATATGTTGGTAGTCGGTGGCGATTCAATCAGTGACGGACGGGGCACAAACCCGCAGGCATACACGCACGGCTCCCTGAAAGCTACGCGCTTTGTCTCTGGCGCTTGGTCTGAGTTGATTGAATCAGGCGCAAACACCGGCAGTCATTGGCCCATCCTTGCCACGCGCATCATGGCCGACCAGGGTGTGCCCGTTGCGTTCATCCGCACTGGCGTGGGTAGCACTGACGTAAGCGGCAGCAACAACCAGTGGGCCAAGCCGAACTCTGCCTATTCGGGCATGACCACGGCGGCGACGAACTCGACCGCAGCGAGCGTGCGCGGCGTGCTGATGCACCTCGGGCCAAACGCAGTCGTGAACGCCAGCACGATCAGCAAGGCGACTTACAACGCGGCAATCGACACCCTGGCAAGCAATCTGGGCGCCGACATCGCGGGCGCGCCGAAGCTGCACCTTGGCATCTTTGGCGAAGTCAGCACCGGCTCACCTCCTGACCGTGTTGCAGCGTTGAACAACCTGCGCGGCGCAATCTTGGAAGCGCATGGCGACAACGCCAACGTGTTGCCCGGCCCTGTGCTGATTGAGCTGGACTACACCGATGGGGTTCACCCACTGAGCGACACGCAATTGCAAGCGGTGGCGAACCGCTGGTGGATTGCGCTCAAGCAATCGCTCTATGCGGGCAGCGGTGGGCGCGGTCCTCGGCTTTCCTCGGCAACGTGGAACGCAGGCCGCAATCAGCTTACGGTCACGTTTGACCGTGCCTTGAAGACGGGCCGCACGCACGACTTGCAGCCTTGGGCCATCAGCGACAACGGTAGCGCGATGACGGTCAGCAGCATCGCCTACGGTGGCGCGGCGACACAGCTAGTCATCACCACCAGCGCGGCGGCGGTTGGCCCAGCCGGAACGACCACGTTTACGTTCGCGGGTGGTGACACTGCTGTCGGGCGCGTGGTGCCCACCTCTGACGACATCACGCTTCCTGGCGGCGCTGGCGTTACGCAGATTCCAGCGGAGCCGATCTATACGGCAGCCGTGGGTGAGGCTGGATCTCCGGCAGTCACCACGAACCCGAGCAATCAGACTGTCACCGCAGGCAATACAGCCACCTTCACGGCAGCAGCTACCGGCACGCCAACTCCTACGATCGCATGGGAGCGCAGCACGAACGGCGGCGGAGCTTGGTCACCCATCGGCGGCGCCACCAGCGCCAGCTACACCACGCCAGCGACGACCGTAACCGGCGGCAGCGCCAACAACGCAGACCAGTACCGCGCTGTTTTCACGAACACCAATGGCACAGCTACGACATCGGCAGCGGTGCTGACCGTGAATGCGTCGGCCCCTCCGCCTCCACCACCGCCCCCAAGCGGCTCTGCAAGCGCGCCAATCATTGGCATTACCGCTGCTGGGCAATTGGTCGTTTTGATCTAACTGAGCGCCATGACCAAACCCAAAGCCCAACGCCTCGCCGAGCTGCATTCCGCAGCGCTCACCGAGTTCGACGAGATTCAGGCCGCTGTGCGCGAGGAGCGCATGCAGTGCCTAGAGGACCGGCGCTTCTACTCAATTGCAGGGGCCCAATGGGAAGGGCCGCTGGGTGAAGCCTTCGAGAACAAGCCCCGGCTGGAGTTCAACAAGGTGCACTTGGCGGTGATTCGCATCGTCAACGAGTACCGCAACAACCGCATCACCGTCGATTTCCAGCCGCGCGACGGCCAGACCGACGACCGCCTGGCCGATGTGTGCGACGGGCTCTATCGGGCCGATGAGCAGCGCAGCACGGCGAATGAGGCCTATGACACCGCGTTCGAAGAGGGCGCGGCCGGTGGCATTGGGGCATGGCGCCTGCGGGCATGCTATGAGGATGAAGACGACGACGACGACCAGCGCCAGCGGATCGAGATTGAACCGATCTTTGACGCTGATTCGACCGTGTTCTTTGACCTGGGCGCCAAGCGCCAAGACAAGGCCGACGCCAAGCGCTGCTATGTGCTGACGCCCTACACGCACGCAGCCTACAAAGAGGAGTTCGGCGACGACCCGACGACCTGGCCCAAGGAGATTCAGCGCACCCAGTTCGACTGGTGCACCGCTGACCTGGTGTGGGTGTGCAAGCGCTACAGCGTGGAAGAGGTCACGGAGCTGGTGATCTCGTTCCAAGGCCTTGACCCCGACGCCAAGCCGATGAAGGTCAAGCAGTCGGAGCTGGATGCTGATCCGGACATGCTGGACGAGCTGATGGCCACGGGATTCCGCGAAGTCGGTCGCAAGCGGGTCAAGCGCCGCGCTGTGTTCTGCCACATCCTGAGCGGTGGCAAGGTTCTGGAAGAGTGCGGGCGCATCCCCGGCAAGCACATCCCCATCGTGATGTTCTTCGGCAAGCGCTGGGTCATTGATGGGGTGGAGCGCTGCATGGGCCATGTGCGCTTGGCGAAGGATGCGCAGCGCCTGCAGAACCTGCTGATGTCGTGGCTGGCCGAGATGGCGGCCCGGTTCGACGTCGAGAAGCCCATCCTCACGCCTGAGCAGATCGCGGGGCATGCGGTGATGTGGGCAGAAGACACGGTCAAGAAATACCCGTACTTGCTCATCAACCCGGTGACCGACGAAAACGGGCAGCGCATGCCCGCGGGGCCGGTGGCGTACACCAAGGCTCCAACGCTGCCGCCGGCAATGGCTGCTCTCGCGCAGCTCGCGGAGCAGGCCTTGCAAGACTTGTTGGGCAATCAGCAGGCCGGCGAGCAGTTGCAGCCGAACATGAGCGGCAAGGCCGTGGAGCTGATTCAGAACCGTCTGGACATGCAGGTGTTTATCTACATGAGCAACTTGGCCAAGAGCATGAAGCGCTCGGGCGAGATTTGGCTGTCCATGATGCGCGATCTGGTGGTTGAGCCAGAGCGCCGCATGAAGACGGTCAGCTCAAGCGGCGAGGCCGGGTCCGTGGTGGTTAATCGCCCGAGCTATGACCCCGAGACGGCCTCCGAGGTGGTCGAGAACGATCTGAGCAAGGCGACCTTCGAAGTTGCGGTTGATGTGGGCCCGAGCAGCTCCAGCCGCCGCGCCGCGACCGTACGGGCGCTAACCGGAATGATGCAACTCACGCAAGACCCGGAGACGCTGGCCGTGCTGAGCGGGCTGGCCATGATGAACATGGAGGGCGAGGGCATCGCGGATGCGCGCACCTACTACCGCCGCAAGATGGTTCGCATGGGCGTCATCAAGCCGACCGACGAAGAGAAGGCAGAAATAACCGCCGAACAGCAGAACGCGCCGCCTGACCCGCAGAGCCAGTACCTGATGGCCGCCGCTGAGCAGGCCCAAGCCGATGCGGCGAAGAAGCGGGCCGACACGGTGCAGTCCATCGCAAGCGCTGACCTCAAACGGGCCCAAGCCAGCAAGACCCTTGCCGAAACCGAGGGCGCGGCGGGGGATCGAATGATCGCAACCGCTCAGGCGCTGCATTCAATGCTCAGAATGCCATCAGGTGCGCAATGATGAAGCGCGCAATGGTTGTTTGGAGCTTCAAAGTTGCTTGAAATAGGTGTTTGTCGCTACGATTGAGCCTACACAAGCCGCAATACGCCGAAAGTCCACACATGCCATCCATCGATCTACCCGCTGATGTCGAAGTGCTTGATGCTGACGCTGTAGGCGAGGCGGATGCAGCCTTGGGCATGCCGGATCAATCCTCCGAAGAGGGCGATTCAGAGGCTGGCGCTGTTGTTGCGGGCACAGAGACCGGTGCTGCCGCTGATGGCGATGGCGAGGACGGATCAGAAGTCGTCATCACCTTGGGCGGCGAGCAGCCTGCCGATGATGCTGAGCAACGCGCCGCGCCTGATTGGGTGCGCGATCTGCGCAAGGCGAACCGGGAGAAGGATCGCCGCATCCGTGAGCTTGAACAGCAAGTTGCAACCGCAAAGCCAGCGCCATCTGCCACGGTGGTGGGTGCCAAGCCAACGCTAGAGGCTTGCGACTTCGATACCGACAAGTACGACAGCGAGCTGGCCGGCTGGTACGAACGCAAGGGCAAGGCAGAGCGCGAAGTCGCTGAGCGCGAGCGGGCCGAAGAGGCGCAGCGCGAGGCATGGGGCGCCAAGGTCAAGGCCTACAAGGCCGCAGGCGCTGCCCTCAAGGTGCGCGACTTCGAAGACGCTGAGGCCATCACCAAGGACATCCTGAGCGAAGTTCAGCAAGGGATTCTGGTGGCCGGGCTCTCGAACCCTGCCGCCATGGTTTACGCCCTGGGCAAGAACCCCACGAAGGCGCGCGAGTTGTCCGCAATGACCGACCCAGTTCAATTCGCGGTGGCCATTGGCAAGCTGGAGGCCAGCATGAAGATTGCGCCACGCAAGGCCGCCAGCACCACGCCAGAGCGCGAGCTGCGATCCGGTGCCGCTGGCGTCTCTGCCGTCGATACAACCTTGGACCGCTTGTATGCGGAAGCGGCCAAGACGGGTGATGTTTCAAAGGTCGTTGCCTACAAGGCAGCGAAGCGAGTGAAGGAAAAGGCAAGCGCCACCTGAACGGCGCCGGCTGGTAGCGCTGCCGTCACAGCGCTTCGGATTCGCCCACCTTACGGGTAGTGAAGTGAGGCCCCCGTCCGGCCCTGAGCGGATGAGTCAAGCAACGCGGCGCAAGTCGCACACGCCAACTCATCTACGCAAGGAGCCGCCATCATGGCCTCGTTCAATAAGCAAGAAATCGTTCTCTTTGAGAAGGCCCTCGAAGGCTTTCAAGACGCCCTCATCATCAGCCGCCTGTTCGGCAAGTTCAACGTTGACGACACCGCCAGCGAACGAACTGCAGACCTGTTCTGGCGCCCTCAGCCGTACATCATTCAGTCCTTCTCGGGCAATGATCAATCGGCAAACTTTGGCCGCAACCACACGCAATTGAGCGTGCCAACCTCGCTGGGCTTCCAGCGCGCCGTGCCGATGGTGCTGACCGCCCGCGAGCTGCGCGACGAGCAGCAACGCGAGCGCCTGAGCAAAGCGGCAATGCAGCGCTTGGCCAGTGACATCAACGTGAGCTGCAGCGACTTGGCTGCGCTCTCGGGCACCATCTTCATCAAGCGCAGCGCTGCCGCGTCGGGCTTTGATGATGTGGCCGCCATTGACACCGCCATGAACCGCCTGGGCATCCAGATGGATGATCGTGTGGCCTGCTACTCGTCCGGCGACTACAACAATATGGCGAGCAACTTGGCAGGCCGTGGCACCTTGACTCCCAAGGCGCTGACCGCCTACGAGCGCGCAGCCATCGGCATGGTGGCGGGCATTGACACCTACAAGCTGGACTACGCCTATCGCCTGACTGCTGCTGCAGGTGTTGGCGTCACGGTCAACGGTGCCAACCAGCGCTTCGTGCCGCGTGCCACCAGCACGGCGGGCACTGGCGAGACCCAGAACGTGGACAACCGCTTCCAGAACTTGACCATCACCGTCACCAGCGGCACGGTCAAGGTGGGCGATGCGTTCACCATCGCGGGCGTCAACGAGGTGCACCACATCACCAAGGCCGATACCGGGGTGCTGAAGACCTTCCGCATTACCGCCATCGTCTCGGGCGGCGGCGGTTCGGGCGTAGTCACCATCAGCCCACCGATCATTGCGGCCGACTCCTCGCCAACGGATGCGGAGGTTCAGTACCGCAACGTGACGGCAACGCCAGCCAACGGCGCGGCGATCGTGTTCCAGAACACGGCAGCGGGCTCTTGCAACCCCTTCTGGCACCGCAGCGCGATGGAAATCATGCCCGGCCGCCTGAAGCCGCAAGAGAACGCGGGCATGGACGTGCTCACCGGCACCACGGATCACGGCATTCCGGTGCTGATGACCCGTCAGGGCGCCATCGGCGATCTGTCCACCCGCTACCGCTTTGACGTGCTGTACGGGCTGGTGAACCTGCAGCCGCAGATGAGCGGCATTGAGATGTTCAGCCAGCCTTGATCGGCCTGAGCTGAACCGATGGCGGAGCCTTGAAAGAGGCTCCGCCTTGTGCATTCAAGACGGAGTGAACACCATGGACCAGTTCCCACAAATGCTCTACCGCGCTGGCGGACCCGAGCTGTTCGAAGGCAGCCGCTTCAGCACGGTCATCGTGCAAGACGAATCGGAACTTGAGGCCGCAATGGCTGGCGGTTGGCACGAGACTTGGGCTGCCGCCAAGCTGGCCGACCTGCCTGAGCCGCCACCAGCGCCAGCGCCCGAGGAAGACAGCATCAAGCCGCCAACTCGCGACGAGCTGGAGCAGAAGGCCAAAGAACTTGGCATTGCCTTCCATCACAACACGGGCGACAAGAAGCTGGCTGATCTCATTGCCGCCAAGCTGGCCGAGCAGGGCGCCTGAGCATGTGGACCAAGCGCGAGCTGATCAACGAAGCGTTTGCTGAGCTCGCGCTGGCAGGGCATCAGTTCGACCTAGAGCCTGAAGAGATGCAAACCGCGCTGCGCCGCATGGATGCCATGGTGGCAGCCTGGGAAGCCAAGGGGATTCGCATCGGCTACGCACTGCCAAGCGGCCCCAGCAGCTCAGACCTTGACGACGCCAGCGGCATTCCAGATGCGGCAGTGCAGGCGGTGTTTCTGGGTTTGGCTGTGCAGCTCGCCCCTGGCTTTGGAAAGACGCTGCCGCCAGAGACCCGCAAGTCAGCCCGAGATGCGTATGACGCGCTCTTGATCTCTGCAGCGCAGCCGCCAGAGCAACAACTGACGAGCAACCTCCCCATGGGTGCCGGCTTCAAGCGCCGTGAGCGCATCTTTTTCCCCAATCCAGACACCAGCCCCGTGCAGCTCACGCAAGGCGGCGATCTGAACCTTCTCCCGGAGTAGCACCATGGCCATCGAAAGACTCAACGCGGGGGCGATCGGCGAGGCCGCTCAGGTGCCGTTCTATGACCCCTCGCAAGGGCAAGACCGCCGCGCATCTGTGACGGATCTGGTGGCGCTGGTGCGAGAGCTCACCAGCTCCGGCGCACAGCCCATCACGCAGTACGCCGCGCCCAACGCGACCGGCTTCAGCGTAACCATTGCGCCACCGACACCGGGCGCCAGCATGTGGCTGCTGCTGACCCCTGCCGCTGGCTATGCGGCCGGAACGGTCGTTCTGCCGCCGCAGGCCGCATGCGTTGACGGCCAAGAGCTGCAAGTTAGTTCGACCCAGGCTGTGACGGCGTTGACCATCAATGGCAGCGGTTCGACCGTCAACGGTGGGCCTACTGCGCTCACGGCCAATTCATTTTTCCGCCTGCGCTTCGATGGGGTCTTCAAGGCCTGGTACCGCGTCGGCTGATCAAGCCCCCCAACCCAAGGAACTGCATCATGGTCAACAGCCCATTCAATCCCTACTACGGGCGCACCGTGTCCGTGGCCTCCGTTGCTGGCGCCGCGCAAGCGACCGTTGAATCGACGGCCAAGCAACTGCTGCTCACCAACGTGGGAACGGTGCTTTGCTTCGTCCGCGTTCGGCCCAACGGCAACAACACAGTGGCCAGCGTGGCGGACTTGCCGCTACTCCCCAACAGCCAGCGCATCATTACGCGCTCGGGCAATGACAGCGCCGCGCAAGGCCAGGTCACTGTGGACGTCTTCTCGGCTGCCACCGGCTCTACGGTCTACATCACGCCCGGCGAAGGCGTAGGCCCCTAAGAAGGCGCGGGCTATTCGTGCCACAAATCCCGATCCTGAGCGGCATCTATGCCGATGCCAACGCGGAGTTCCGGACCCGATATCCGCGCAACATGCGACCGGTGCCAAAGAGCCAAGGCATCTCGGCGGGCTACCTGCGGCCGGCTGATGGCATTGAGCAGACCGGCACATCGGCGGGGGTGGCGCGCGGCGCCATCGTCTGGAACGACATCTGCTACCGCGTGCAAGGCACAAAGCTGCAGCGCGTTGCTTCTGACGGCAGCATTGAGACGCTGGGCGATGTGGGCGACGGCGGGCCGGTCTCAATGGATTACAGCTTCGAGCGGCTGGCCATCGCAAGCGGCGGGAGGCTCTTCTACTGGAACGGCGCCACGCTGAGCCAAGTCACCGATCCAGACCTCGGCACAGCCTTGGATGTGATCTTCGTTGACGGCTACTTCATGACGACCGATGGCACCAGCCTGGTTGTCACAGAGCTGAGCGACTCGACCCAAGTCAACCCGCTGAAGTACGGCAGCGCAGAAGCCGATCCGGACCCCATCAAGGGCATGCTGCTCAAGCGCCATGAGGTGTACGCGGTAGGCCGGCACACCATCGAAGTGTTTGAGAACGTGGGCGGGCAGCTCTTCCCATTCGCCCGAATTGAGGGCGCGCAGATTCCACGCGGCGCACTTGGTACGCACGCCTTCTGCTGGTATGTCGATGGGCTGGCCTTCCTTGGCGGCGGCCGTGGCGAGTCGCCTGCTGTGTGGCTGGGCCAGAACGGGGCCAGCGCCAAGATCAGCACGCGCGAGATCGAGCAGATCTTGGCCGGCTACACCGTCGCCGAGCTGGCAGCGGTTGTGATGGAGACGCGCACCGATCAAGGCCATCAAGACCTGATCTTGCACCTGCCAAACGTCAGCCTTGTGTACGACGCGGCAAGCTCTGCCGCCTTGCAGTCGCCGGTCTGGTTCGAGCTGTCCAGCGGCTTGAATGGGCTCTCTGCCTATCGCGCCCGGCACCTGGCATGGTGCTACGGCAAGTGGCTCTGCGGAGATCCAACCAGCTCAGCGCTTGGCGTGCTCACGCCAGCCGTTGCGAGCCACTACGGGCAGGTGGTCGGGTGGGCCTTTGGCACGGCGGTGCTCTTCAATGAGAACCTGGGAGGCGTGGTGCACGCCGTTGAACTTGCGTGCCTCACTGGCCGGGTTGCCCCTGGCGTTGACCCGGTTGTGTGGACCTCGCATTCATTCGACGGCGAGACCTGGAGCCTGGAGCGGCCAGTACGCGCCGGCAGCATCGGGCAGCGCAACCAGCGCTTGCAGTGGCGCCGGCAGGGCCAGATCCGCCAGATGCGGTTCCAGCGCTTCCGGGGCACCAGCGATGCCAGCATCTCAGTGGCCCGGCTCGACATGACGATTGAGCCGTTGAATGCCTGACAGCCCAGCCCTCACCACGCGCCGGCTATCGCGCGACAAGCTGCGGGAGTTCCTGGGCGACCGGCATGAGCTGATCCGAGCCTTCGAGAGCTACATCGATGCAATCAGCACCCAGATGCCCGACGCCATCACCCTGGCGCAGCAAACAGCGCAACGGGCTGAAGCTCTGGCGGGTCAGGCGCTCATGCAACAGCGTGAGCCAGAAGACGACATGCCAAGCCCGCCGGGTGGCAATGGTTCAGCGGCATCAAGCGCACCCAGCCTCACAGTGGGTGCGGCCGAGGTGGACTTTGGCGCCGCAGCAAAAGACGTCGCAACGGTCACGGTCACCGGTCAAGTTGGCGTCATCCCCAGCACCACGGTCATGGCTTGGATTACCGGCGCTGACAGCGACACCACGCCAGACAACCCGCAGCACGCGCACGAGCTCGCTGCGGCTCTCATCTCTGTAACCCCCATCAACATCGTCACTGGCGGATTCACCCTCTCTGCGCGCTGCCCATCTTTGGCAAGCGGGCGGTTTCGGGTCCGCTGGGCTTGGAGTAACTGACCATGGGCTTTCCGATCTCCAACGGCACCACTGCCGGAGACCTTCGCGTCGAGGCCGACAAAGCCGCCGCACGCGTCATCGTGGTACCGCGTGGCAATGGCTACAGCGCATCCGGCGTCACGGGCACCGTGGCAGCCGCCCTCGGCGCCAACAGCGCAGTGTTTGCCATGCGACTGGACCCCGGCTCATCGGCTCGCGCCTACATCGACCGCGTGCGGCTGCAATACACCTGCCTAGTGGCGTTCACTGTGCCGCTGACGGCTGGCCGCCGTCTGGCGCTGTTTCGGGGCTCTGGAGCCGCGACTGCGGGCGGCGCTTCCATGGGCGATGCGGTGCCAAAGCACACGACACACCCTGCCAGCGAGTTCAACATCGGATCTGGCGGAGACCTGCGCATTGCGACCACGGGCGCGCTGACCGTGACCGGCATCACATGGGAGGCTCAGCCCATCGCGACCATGCCCCTGGTGCATGTGGGCAACGCCGGCAATTACGCTGAAGCGCTGTTTGAGTTCGCCGCATCGGAGAGCTACGAGGTGGTGCTTGAGCCTGGCCAAGTACTCGGCATCCGAAACCCCGCCGTCATGGATGCCGCCGGCACGTGGCAGCTCGGGGTAGGCGTGCAATGGCGCGAAGTCGCCGCTTACAGCTAAGGGGCCGCCATGCAAAACAAGCTTGTACGAATTGGCCCGCTGCAGCTCTTGGCCGCACTGGGAACCGACATCATCACCCTGCCAACAGTCAGCGGCGGCACCAATGTTTCGGCGCCTGGCTTGGTGCTGATCTTGAAGCACATCCGCATCGTGAACAGATCAGCCGGCGCTGCGACCTTCAGCCTTTGGCTTGGAGCTTCAGGAGCCAATGTGGCGGGCACAGAGGTGATCGGCCAAGGGCTCAGCGTGGCAGCCAACAGCGCGTTTGATTGGTACGGCCTGCTGCGCATTGAAGGCGCGGAAGCGCTGGTTGGCGGAGCGGGTACGGCCAACGCGCTGACCTTCCAAGCAGAGGGAGAGCTCGGCGTTTTGTGAGGCTGGCGCGCACGCTGCGCGCTGCCTACAATGCGCGCCATCTCGACCAGTCTTCTACTGGTCCGCTGAGAAATTGAGCCGCCAGCAGCTCACGACCCCTCATCCGGGAGTGACGCATGGGCACCGCGCCAAACCTCAGCGATGCGCTTCAAGCGCCGCAAAGCAACTCGCCAACACGCGAGCAAATCGACCGCTTGCAGGCTGCCATGTTGGCCATGCCGCAGGCGGACATCCCCGCAGAACACACCTTTGGCCCCGGCTTCTATGCGCGCACCATCCGCATTCAAGCCGGCACCGTGCTTGTGGGCAAGGTTCATTCGACCGAACACCTCTTCATCATCAGCAAGGGCGAAATTGCTCTGGCGACGGAAGACGGAACCCAGATCGTCAAGGCTCCATTCCAGACGGTATGCCGCCCGGGCTTGAAGCGAGTTGGTGCAGCAATTACCGATGTGGTTTGCACCAATATCCACCTCACAAACGAGACCGATCTTGAAGCGCTTGAGCGCCTCTTGATCGAGCCGGAGCCGATGCTTCAAGCCGCAGCCAAGGAGCGGCTGCAATGAGCTGGATCGCAGTAGGTGTGGCCGGCGCTACGCTGGTTGGGGGCGTTTACTCGTCCAAAAAGCAAGGCGAAGCGGCAAAGGATGCTGCCGGACAGCAGTCCCAGTCTGCGGAGCTGGGCATTGCAGAGCAGCGCCGGCAGTTCGATGCCATTCAAGAGCTGCTCAAGCCCTACGTGACGGCGGGAACCGGCGCGCTTGGGCAGCAACAGAACTTGGCCGGCACAAACGGGGCCGATGCACAGCGCGCGGCCATCGATGCCATCAGCCGATCCCCCGAGCTGGCAGCACTGACCCGACAAGGCGAAGACGCGATCTTGCAGAACGCTTCGGCCACAGGCGGGCTGCGCGGCGGCAACGTGCAAGGGGCTCTGGGCCAGTTCCGCCCGGCCATGCTTTCAGCGGCCATCAATGACCAGTACAGCAGGCTTGGCGGGCTTGCCAGCATGGGCCTTGGCGCTGCGACCAATACCGGCCAGTTTGGACAAGCGAGCACAAACAACGTGACGCAGCTCTTGCAGCAGCAGGGCAGCGCCCTGGCCGGCGGCATCTTGGGACAAGGCCGCGCCCAAGCCGGCTACGCGAACGCCATCACCGGAGCGATCGGAGCATTCGGCGGCTTGTATCGGCCAGCCGGTGGCAGCGGTGGCGGAGGCAGTTGGGGTAGTCAATTCCAGAACATCCCATTCGGCGGCCAAGGCGGGGGGCTCTAAACATGGGACCGATCGATTACACGATGCAAGTCCAGCAGCCGTTCGAATCGGCGCTGCAAGGGTTCAAGGCCGGCACCGGCATACGTCAGATCATGGACGAGCGGGCGCAGGCTGAGTCAGCCGCCGCGCAACAGGCTCAACTGCAAGCCGACTTGGCCGCAGCTTCGCAAGACCCCAAGCAACTGCCGGGGCTCATGGTGCGCTATCCGCAGCTCGCCAAAGAACTCAAGCACGGCTGGGATGTGATGAACGGCGAGCAGCAGCAAGCTTCGCTGTCTCACGCTGCCGAAGTGTTTGGCGCCTTGCAGTCTGGCCGCCCTGATGTCGCGCAGTCTGTCCTGAAGACTCGGGCAACTGCTCTGCGCAACAGCGGCGATGAAGAAGGCGCCAAGCGAGCTGAAGACATGGCGCAATGGGCAGAGCGGCACCCGGACTCCCTGAAGACATCTATCGGACTGCGCCTGGCCGCCATCCCAGGCGGTGACAAGGTGATCGAGGGTGCGTCAAAGCTCGGGACCGAGCAGCGCGCGGCCGAGCTGCAACCCGGCTTGGTGAAGAAGGGCCAAGCCGATGCTAGCGCTGCTGAGTCTGACGCCACAACCAAGGCCGTGACTGCCAAGTACGCCGAGAGCAATGCAATCAAAGACCTTGAAGCCAAGGGATGGAACATTCAGGCGCTGCAAGCTGACATCGAATTCAAAAAGCAGTCCACGCGCATTGCGGCCATGACTGCCTCGCTTGCCAAGGAAGGCAACGAGCTCAAGCGCAAAGAGCTGCAGATGAAGCTTGATGAAGCGGTGAGTACGCGGGAGTCGAAGCTGCGGGAGAAGGTGCAGACCGCAGAGGCTGGCGCGGCGGCTATCGACAACATGCTGAATACCGTCGAGCGCATCAAGAAGAACGGGCGCTTGGATGATGTGGTGGGCGGGATTGAAGGCCGATTGCCAGCAGTGCGCGATGAGTCGGTCGATGCCGTTGCGCTAATCGAGACGCTGGGCAGCCAAGCATTCTTGGCGCAGATTCCCAACATCAAGGGCATGGGCGCGCTGTCGAATGCGGAAGGCGAGAAGCTGCAGGCGGCTTTCCAGAATCTGAGCCGCACGCAGTCTGAGAAGCAATTCCGCGCCAACTTGGACGAAGCCTCGCGCCTGCTCAAGAAGGGGCGGGAGTCTCTTGCCAAGAGCACCGGCGTCCCACTCGGTAAGCCCGACACCCCCGCAGCGCCAGGCAGCCGGCCTCCCCTGAGCAGCTTTGAAGTCTCCCAAAGCGCCCAGGGCGGCCAAAGGAGCCAGTGACATGGCATTCGACGTAGAAGCCGCGCGCAAGGCCGGTTACACGGATGCCGAGATCGCACAGCATCTCTCCAAGTCGCGCGGGTATGACTTGGACGGGGCGAAGAGCAACGGCTACAGCGACAGCGAGGTGATCGCGCACCTCTCCAAGCGCACCAATGCCGTGGCGCAAATCCCAGCCGTGGCCGTGCTGAAAGACGGCCGGCAGATCGCGGCTGACCCGAGCAAAGAGAAGCCAGCGGCGCCAGCGCCATCCATGCTCGACCGCCTGCAGGGCGCTGGTGAAGCTGCTTTGACCGTCGTCACGGGCGCTACCGGCGGATCGCTGGGCATGCTTGGCGGCATGGGCGGGGCCATGGCTGGCGCCGCAGCCGAAGGTGAGTTCGGGCAGCGCCAGGCGGCGGACCGGATCGAGCAAGGCGCCATGGCTGGCGCCGATGCGTTGACCTACGCGCCGCGATCGGCCACCGGTCAAGAGTACGTCGAGGCCATTGGGCGGGCGCTGCAGCATCTCATCCCCATCGCGGCGGTTGCGCCGGCCTTGATGCCAAAAGGGGCGATGGCGCCAGCGGTGCAAGCGGCGAAGACAACTGGCGCTGCGGCAGTGGATCAAGTGGCCACGGCAGTCCCCAAGGCCGTGCAGCGCGTTCAGCAGATGGTGCGGCCGTCTGGCCAGCCGGCACCCACGCCGGGCACATTGGGCAGCGTGGGCGCAGCCGGTGCTGATGCCGCAGTGCAGCGTGTGGCAACGGCTGGGCAGTTGCCGGTGCCTATCAAGCTCACCAAGGGCCAAGCAACGCGGGACTTCGAGCAGCTGCGGTTCGAAGGCGAGACAGCCAAAGACCCAACCCTTGGCACGCCGCTACGCAACAACGCGGCCACTCAGAACCGGCAGCTTGCACAGAACTTCGAGGCCATGGTCGATCAAACGGGCGCGCAAGCGACAACCCTGATCGAGACCGGGCGCACGGTGGATCAAGCCTTGACGCGAGCCGCAGCAAAGAGAAAGGCTGAATATCGAGCACGCTACAAGGAGGCCGAGAAGGCGGGCGAGATGGAGCAGCCCGTGAGCACTCAGCCTCTGGTTGCCTTCTTGGAAGAGAACGCGAGCGCCAACGCTCCAGAGCTGGCCGGGGCGTCTCTCGGCATTGCACAGCGCGAGCTGATCCGCCTCGGTGGCGCTGAAATGGTCGATGGCAAGCTGGTTGCTCGCGATCTGCCGCTTGGCCAGATGGAACTGGTGCGCCGGCAAGTCGGCAACGCCATCAGCGCTTCGCCTGACAACGCGACCAATACCCGCATGGGCGTGATGTTGCGCAACCTCATTGACGAGCAGACCGAGGGCATGGGCGGCGACCTCTACAAGCAAGCCCGCAAGTCTCGGCAGCGTTACGCGCAGCTCTTTGAAGACAACGCCATCGTTCGGGACTTGCTACGCACCCGGCGCGGCACGGCAGACCGGCAAGTAGCGCTTGAGGATGTGTTCCGCCGCACGGTGCTGAATGGTGACCGGGAGAGCCTCGGGGCACTGCGCCGCACATTGCAAGTTGCCGGCGGAGAGGAGGGCGCGCAGGCGTGGAAAGAGCTTCAGGGCGCGACTGCGCGGCACCTGCTCGACGAAGCGACCAAGGGCGTTGCCACCGACACGGCGGGGAACCCCATCTTCTCGGCCGCCAAGCTGAACAACGCAGTGCGCGCCATGGATGTAGACGGCCGCATGGAGTTTGTTCTTGGCAAGCGCGGCGCGCAGACCGTGCGCGATCTGAACGAGATCTCCAAAGTCGTGATGACGCTCCCGCCGGGCTCGGTCAACACCAGCAACACCGCATCGGTGCTCTTGGCCGCGCTCGCAGAAGCAGGCGCTACGGGATCGCTGACCGGACTCCCGCTGCCGGTGGTCTCTGGACTTCGCGCACTGACTGCGCACGTCAAAGACAAGCGCATCGCCAAGCGAGTTCAGGAATCAATCAGCAACGTCCAGCGCGCGAAATAGAGGAATCAAATGCTCGCCATCAATAGCACCCAACAGCAGTTTTTCACCTTGGCAGGCACGCCGTTGAACGGAGGCCGCCTGTACTTTGGCAGCGCTGGCCAGAACCCGGAGACCGCGCCCATAACTGTTTACTGGGATGCCGCAGGCACGCAGCCAGCCGCTCAGCCCATCCAGACCCTGAACGGCTACCCGTCGCGCAATGGCGCAATTGGCACCCTGTTCGCCGATGGGGACTATTCAATGACGGTCAAGACCAAGGCGGGCGCTCTCATCCGGTACATGCCGTCGGCCAATGACGTGAGCACCAGCCTTCAGATTTTTGGCGACCTAGCCAGCACTGACGCCGGCAAAGGCGATGCGCTGGTGGCCGTGTCCCAACCATTCACCGGCTCCCTCGCCCGCACGCAGCACGACAAGAACCTCGACACCGGGCTCTATGCCGAGGACTTCCGCCTTGGCTCTGACCCGGACGACACACTATCCATTCAGCGGGTGTTGAACCTTGGGCAAACCTGCTTGCTCAGGGCCAACAAGACCTACACGGTGCAGAACCTTGTGGGTGTGGTGAACACCGGCTTGATCTGCCCAGGGGGCCGGGCGATTGTTCAACTTGCAGCAGGGGCGAACAAGCAGGCCCTGACGATCGATGTCAGCAACTTCACGCTGAAGGGCGTGAACTTCAACGGGGGCGACACCACCGACTTCAAGTCGTTTCCAGCGGCAACCATCGGCACCCGCTGCGGCGTTGTTGTGGGCGCGGCCTTCGGCACCGGGCGCAACCTCAAAGAAGTCAGCATCTCAGACTGCGACTTCTACG